TAAGCTTTCTTTGCCTCAATCATTTTCTTTTTGAAGACCACACGATCTCCATACATCTTGTCCATCAACTCTGGTAAAAATCCACGGACATCTTTACGGAACATTGCACCGTTTGCACAGACAGCATTGTCTTTATACATTTCAAATGTAAGTTCCTGATTAAGTATCTTATCAACAGTAACTGATGGGTGTCTTGTTTCAACAAGAGTCTCTGGAGATATATTATACTGCATAATCAAATGTGGATATAGACTATTCAAGTCAAAAGATACGACCCAATCATACTTTCCGGGTATTGGTTCTTTTACATATGCACCTGCATACTTTTCTGCTTTTGATGATCGATTCTTTGGGGGAATCACAATGTTACGTTTCTTGAGATAGTTGTAGATAATCGTATCCCACATTCTTACCTGATAGAACACGTCATTATAATTGACCTTGGCATCATAAGCCATAGTCAATGCAAGTTCAATCAACTTCATCTTGTCTTCCAGACGGTCAACGAGTTCCACGTCAATGATGTTGTATTCAATAAACTTTTGCCAACCCTTCGTATAGAAATCTTTGAAGGTATCAAACTCAGAGTGATCAAGTTTCTTTTGTCCAAGTTCTACACTTGCAATATAGTCAAGTCGATATGATTCTTGTGCCTTGTATGTAAACTTCTTATAGAGATCTAGGTAATCAAGTTGAGTAACACCACCAATATCAAACGTGGTATTCTTACGTCCATTGATATAAACTTCTCCTTCGGACACAAGACCCCAAGGTGACATGCGTTTCATTATCTTTTCACCAAGCACACGATTGATACGTTTACAAATGTAAGGTATGTCATACAATTGAATATTCCATCCAGTAACCACATCAGGAACATCTTGCATCCAGTAATTAATGAAGGTGCGAAGTAAATTTTCTTCAGTGTTGCAGCAATGATAAGTTACATTATCTTGTTTATTATTGAATGGCTTTACACCCCAAGTGATGATCTCCTTTGTTGTATAATCTTGTATTGTGATTGCAAGTATTTCTTCGGAACATGATTCTACATCAGGGAATCCTTGTTCAGATGATACCTCAATATCAAGTGTAACTAATTTGATCTGACTAATATCAAACTTAATTTCATCCTCTGGATATTTGTCAGATATGTATTGATAGATATAGCGATCGTTTCCGTATATTTCAAATCCCTCTACTTCATCATACTTCTTAAAAAAATCACGACAATCTCTTACAGTTCCGGGTTTGACAGCATCGACCGGAGTGCCATTTAATGTTTTGTATTTTGTTTTCTTTTTTGATCTAACAAAAAGAGTTGGAAAAAATTCATCTCTGTGTGCATATCTCTTTCCGTTTTCAACACCACGAACAAGGAACTGATTACCGATTAGTTGTACATTAGTATAAAAACGCATTAATTAAAGATAACATTAAAGGAAATTACAGTTTTTCTAGAATTAGTAAAGTTTCTAGGAGACTTATGTAGTATATCAGCAGAGAAGGTTAATATCTGTCCCTCCTTTACATCTGGTATTATTTCTTCTTCAGTGTCAGGAACTCTTAAAACAGTAGTAAGAGACTTATCATCAAGTTCAACATAGTAAATATTTGTAAAATCTTTACAATAATTTTTTACATATGGTGTGAGTTTTCCTTCAGCATGATGATGCCAAGGATGATCTGATCCAGAGTTAGCGTAATATTGATTAAACCAACTCACTTCTATTTTTTTTCTATCCCATTTTCTATCTGGAAATTTGTTTATAAGAGAATTAAAATAATTTTTTTGATCATTTGGAGTCAAGAAGTAAGGCCATATCTCATTCTTAAAATCTGATTTGTCATCCCAATTTGTATTACTGATAAATGATTCATATTTACCATAAAAATCTTTGGTCGAAATTTTCTTACTTGACATGTTACCAATCAAATCTAAAATATCTAACTTCATTATTGAGTGATCAGCAACATCTGTAATGAGATAATCAATCATTTGAGAAGATCTTGATATTTTTCAAGTATAGTTGGTTTAGGATCAATGAGAGTTAAAATTTTATCCGATGATAACATAAAAACACTTTGATTAGTGCATTCAACTAACCATGGTGATAAAGTATTATCATCACCAAGGATAAATGGTTCAGTTAATTTACAATCAGGTTGGCCTATATCCGCACCAACTTCTTCAATTTGGGATACCAATTTTTGTTGATTGATCAGTATTATCAATTTTATTGGTGGTTTGTCCATTTAAAACATCCTCCTTGTACATAGTTTCTACTTTTTCAATGGGAGAGACCATTGTAACTACCCAGTCAGTTGGTAGTGGAATATCTTTCTCTTTTGCAAGAGGCATCCATGGATACATTGATATTGATGTTTCTTTTGTTTCACCTTCTTCAGTTTCTATAGTTTTTGGTATTAACTTAATCACACATGGTTTTGTGAGAAAATATCCAATGACTTTATCGTCAGGAGATATCATCTCTTTAACATCTGCGACAACATCCTCACCAGATTTAAGTAGTAGAATTTTGACTGTCATTTGTTTTTTGTTCCAATAATATTATACCATGAAAAAGGGGATCGTCAAGATCCCCAAGTTCCATCTCGAACTCAATATATTTAGAGGTAATCTTTACGAGCGTGATGCTCTGGAACTACCTTACCAAGATGGATTGAAAGAAGACCATCTTCAAAGGAAACTTCTTTAATCTCTACGTCATCAGTAAGTTGCCACCCTCTTTGGAATGATCTTTGAGCCATGCCACGATGAACATACTCATTCTCTTTTTTCTCTTCCTTCTTTCCTTCAACAATTAGTTTACCGTGTTCCGTATAAACTTTAACTTCTTTCTTTTTGAATCCTGCAAGTGCAATCTCTAAAGTGGATTCGTGATTATTTTCTTGAATAATGTTAAAAGGCGGGTAGCTAGCGTTCGTGCTCTCCCAAAAATTCTGTATGGTTCTATCTAAACC